CTTCCAGCTGGCTGTCAAAACCCCCGCCGAAGCCCTTCGCGCCCTCTGCGTTCAGCTGCCTGAGTTGCGCCAGTATATGCTGGAATCAGGCGAGAACGGCATCAACTGGCGCGTCGTCACCGAAGACCCAATGGGCCTCGACGAAGACCAAATGCTCTGGCCCCTCAGCAAGCGCATGGTCCTCGCCCCCATGCCTGCCGGTAGAGGTGCCGCGGGCAGAATTATTGCAGGGGTGGCATTGGTGGCAGTTGCAATTCTTTTTCCCGCAGGTGGCGCACTAGCCAGTTCCTTTTTCACCCTTGGATCTACTGCTGCAACAGCTATTGCTGGTATTGGTGTGTCGCTGATCTTCGGTGGCGTAGCCGAACTGCTAACGCCCACGCCCAAGATGCCCACGGTTGGTGGTGCCGTTGGCGGAGGTCCCACCGAAGGCCGCAGCGATGATCAACTGAAAAGCTTCACCTTCGATAAAAGCAACGCCAACACCATTCAGGGCGACGTGGTGCCGGTGCTCTACGGCGAACGCATTGTCGGTGCATTACCCGTCCTGTCCTTTGGCCTCGAACTGCAGAACTCACTGTGATGGACACCCCCGCTGATAACACCCTGAACGTGCCCGAAGTCAGCGGCGAAGGCGGCGGCCGCAGACAAGAACCGGTCGTCAATCAATACGTCACGGTTACGGCGCAATCGCGCCAGCCAATCGAAGAAGCCAACAACCTTTTCTCTGTTGCGTTTGCCAAGACCGTCTACGCCATCAGCGAAGGTGAAATCGAAGGCTTCCCCAACAGCGCCGAAAAGGACATCTTCCTGGATTCCACGCCAATCCAGAACCCGGATGGCACCTACAACTTCACCGGCTACACCCTCGACAGCCGCACCGGCACCGACGAAACCCAAACCCCCATGCCGGGGTTCAGCACTGTCGAAAATTCCGTTGGCGTTGGTATCGCTGTCACCCAAGCCGCTGGGCCCGTCGAGCAAACCATCACCGACATTGACGTTGAGCGTTGCCGCGTCATCATCAGCCACCCGGCCCTGCAATCAAGCAACCAAGCCAATGGCGATGTCACTGGCACCAGCGTCAGCTACCGAATTGCCGTATCCGCCAACAGCGGCCCCTACGTCACGGTGGCCGAGCCCACTATCAGTGGCAAATCCAACAGCCAATTCCAACGCGCCTATGAGTTCGACCTAAACGGCAGCCCCCCGTGGATTATCCGTGTTACCCGCCTCACAGCCGACAGCTCCACGCCCTACCTGCAGAACGGCATCACTTGGCAGAGCTACGCCGAAATCATCGACGAAAAGTTTGCGTACCCTGCAACAGCTGTCCTGGGCGTCAAGATCGACGCTCGCCAGTTCGCAAGCATTCCTGACGTATCCGTGCGCCTCCGCGGCAAGCGGGTCCAAGTCCCAACCAACTACAACCCAGTCACCCGCGCCTACACCGGTTTCTGGGACGGCACTTTCAAGATGGCGTGGACCGACAACCCCGCTTGGATCTTCCGCGACATCGTACTTAACCAGCGATTTGGTGTTGCACGTTATGTGCCAACAATTGCTATTGACCCCTGGTATCTGTACACCATTTCACAGTATTGCGATGAACTGGTGCCCGACGGTGCGGGCGGCTTTGAGCCCCGCTTCACCTGCAATGTCTACCTACAAAGCCCCGGCAGTGTCTACGAAGTCCTCAATGCCTTAGCCTCCTGCTTCCGCGGCCTGGTTTACTACAGCCAAGGCAAGCTCTTTTTGACGCAGGACCGACCTCAAAATGTCGTCCAGCAATTCAGTGAGGCCAACGTCATCCAAGAAGTGGACGACTCCGGTCAAGTTACTTCTCCCTGCTTCAACTACACCGGCACCGCCAAGACAGCCCGCAAGACCGTCGTACTGGCGAACTGGGACGACCCCAATCAGGTGTACTCCAGCGTCAGCGAGTACCTCCAAGACGACACGCTCCTCGAGCGCTTCGGCTACAACCCCATCGATCTGCGGTTGCTGGGCGTCACCTCCCGCGGCCAAGCACTGCGGGCCGCCAAGCACACACTGTTTTCCAACCGCTACGAGACCGAAAAAGTCAGCTTCCGCATTGGCGCCGAAGGTCTTGCCGCCAGCGTCGGTGAAATCATCCAAATCGCCGATCCCCTCAAACAGGGCCAACGCCTCGGCGGCCGGGTTACTGCACTTACCGGCAACGTCATCACGCTTGATGCAGTTCTCAATCTCAACCCGGCAATTGCCTACACGCTGGCGCTGGTAATTCCTGACGGGGACACGATTACCAATCCAGACGGCAGTATTACTAATCACCCAAAACTACAAGAGGTCAACGTCCTCTCTTATTCGACAGCCGCTAGCGGAAACACAACCGTTACTTGCGACAGCGTTATCACCAGTCAAACAGGCGCCTTATGGGTGCTCGAGTGGAACGCCAAGACCGCCGCTCTCTACCGCGTCATCTCACTGGCTGAGGTGGATCCACTGGTCTATCAAGTCGAGGCCGTCCAATACAACGCCTCAAAATACGGCTACATCGACAACGACCTGCCGGTGGCGATCCCCAAAGACCGCTTCACGTTGCAGCCAGCACAGTCGGTCACGAACCTCACCGCCGGTCTGGTCTTCCGCAACAACCGCACCCAGATCGACGCCACTTGGCGCTCTCCTCAAACCGACGGCGCCGATAGCTTGCTTGTGCGCTCCTACTCCTACCAGTGGCGCAACGTCGGCGCTACAGAGTGGAGCGACATTTACACCACTAGCACCCCCAGCGCGGCAATTTCGCTTCCTGATCACGTCTTCGGTAACACCTACCAAGTACGGGTCGCCACAACTGACCGCCTTGGCAGGCAAAGCGACTGGGTTGTCAGCAGTGTGGCCGCATTCGAGGCCATCCCGGATCTCAGCGACCCAGCGTTTAACGCCGTCATCCGCCACCAAAACCAGCCCGACGGCACCCAACTGCTGATCGTGGACGCGGGCATCTGCCCAGTACCCGAGCGTGTCAACGGCTATCGCATCTGGGCATTTCCCACCAACGTCCCCACCGTCATCCCTGGCGTCAAACCTCCCGAAGCTGACGGCTGGTACTTCCTCAGCAATATCCCGCTCACTGGTTACTACACCATCGCCTTTCACGCGCCCGGCGACTGGGAGATTCGCGTTGCCTTCACCAGCGCCATCTTCGGCGAAGCACCCAGCGACTACATCTACGACACGGTGGAGCGCAACGAGATCGTTCCGCCCACGCCCAACCTGTTCACCGTCGTCGAAAACACCAACAGCGGCCAGAAGCGTTTCAGCTGGCAACTGCCCCTGTCGAACTACGGCTCGTGGGACCAAGGCGTGGTGTCCGACGTGGTGTCCTACGAAATCCGCTACAAACAAGGCGGCCTCGTCAATAACAACCCGTCAGAAACGTGGGATCTCGGCATTCCGCTGTATTCCGGTGGCGTCTCCGCCCAACAGCAGTGGTTCGAGACCTCGCTGTTCGACACCGACGAATGGACCGTGATGGTCAAGTCGGTTGACGCCACGCAATGGCGCAGCGATGCCCCCGCAGCAATCCTTGTCAACATCGGCGCACCTGTTATCAGCAATGCCGTTTACGACGAGTGCCTCAACACCACAACGTGGCCTGGTACATACATCAATCTTGAAATCAGCAATACTCGCAATCTGGTCACTCAAGACGATCTTTACTTGACCACTCAAGATGGAAGTTACATTACAGGCAACAGTGGGACCGCATTATTCCAGCAGGTAAACCCCGACCTCGATAGTTACTACATTTGGAATTTTGACAACAACTTCCTTGAAAGCGCCATACTTATCACCACCGTTGCGGATGCAACTTACCAACATAATATCGGAGCTTTAACCGGCGCAGATACCGTAATTTTTCAAGAAAACGGCAACGACATTTTTCAGGAAAACGATGATCAGATCTTTGCAGAGCAGCGCACGTATAGCACTGGCGTGCTGTCCGGTGAATCCTCAGGAATCCTGCACCCCTATGCGCCTTACGAAAAACTCATTGAAGACGTTTACCAAGTGCAAACTTTGATTCGTAGCAATGACGGTATTAACCCTGGCGCTCTTACCAGCATTTGTTTTGAGTTGGATTACCCGGACGTAATCGAGTCACAAAACGACGTGAGCATCAGCAGTAGCGGTAGCGGCACTGCCATTCCGCTGCTCAAAACCTTCCGTGCCGTCAAATCGGTCCAAGTCACACTGCAGGACACTGGAACCGGCGCGATCAATGCAATTGTCCTAGCCAAGACAACTAGCAGCGTTACAGTGAAGTGCCTCAACAGTTCCGGGACAGCAGTGGCGGGCTTAATCGACATCACCGTGGTGGGTTACTGACATGGCCGGTCTACGGATTTCGCAGTTGCCGGTCGGGACAGCGGTTGCCTCGGCTGATGTCTTCCCATTCAGCTCGGTCAGCGGCAGCGAAACCCGCAAGATTACCGCAGCCATCCTCAGCATTGCCCTTGGACTGCAGGGCAACTCCACCGGCCCCGCGCAACCTGGGACACCGGTCACCGGTCAACTATGGGTGGACACCAGCACCGACCCGCCGGTGCTCAAGACTTGGAACGGCGCCACTTGGACAATCATTAGCTTCCTTCCCGGTAGCTCGATCATCACCAGTCCCGCAGCAACGGGACCGTCAACGCCACAACTGGGCCAACTCTGGCAGGACACCAGCCAGACGCCTGATCAACTAAAGATGTGGGACGGCAGCAACTGGGTGCGTGTCGATCCACAGGGCATCACCCAGACTGCCGGCGACGCCCGCTACCTGCGGATCGTTACCGCCGCGAGCACTTACCTCGCCCTTAGCGGTGGCACGCTAACCGGCAACCTGACGCTGCCTGGTGTCCCAACCACCACCAACATGGCCGCCACCAAGGGCTATGTGGACACGCAAATTGCCGGAATTCCAGCAGCGTCTGACATGACGCCGGCTGGCACGGTTATTTACACAGCCCGTACCACCGCACCAACCGGCTATCTAAAGGCCAACGGTGCTGCAGTCAGCCGTAGCACCTACGCCACATTGTTTGCCGCCATCGGTACGCTCTATGGCGTAGGCGATGGAAGCACCACTTTTAACCTTCCAGACCTGCGCGGTGAGTTTGTTCGTGGTTTTGACGACGGACGCGGCGTAGACACCGGCCGCACGATGGGATCGAACCAAGCACAGAACTACCAGAGCCACAACCACCTAGTTAGTGATCCAGGCCACAGTCACACTTACCAAAGCGCAACATCTGGACAAGAGGTTATCGAAGGATCAGGACGCGCTGTGCAAGCTTACACAGAGAACACAAGCAGCCAGACCACCGGAATAACTATTCAGAATAACGGCGGCACCGAAACCCGGCCTCGCAACATCGCTTTGCTGGGGTGCATTAAGACATAAACGCCCATCAAACTAATTCCACTGGAGCAACACCATGGCCAACACTAAAATTACTGATCTGAGCGCTTATGCCGATCCGCTCAGTACCGATGTATTACCCATTGTAGACATTACAACCAATACAACAAAAAAAGTCAGTATCAGCACCCTATTAAAAGCTGTACCAGCTGGCACACTTGGGGCTCCCGGCATTGCTTTTGACGGTTTTGGTGCAAGTACGGGAATATATCAGCCAACTTTTGATCAGTTCGCCATTGTTACCTTTGGTTCCGAAGGATTACGGATTACAGGCGATAAAGTTTTGGCCTATAACCAAAGCACACCAGCGGCAGTCAATGCCACAGCAACACTTACAGTAGCCAATCTCAAGGCAGGCATCATCACTAGCACGTCAGCGGCTGCAACCGACATGACGCTACCCACCGGTACCTTTACAGAGGCTGGATTCAGTAGTTCCTACACCAACATGGCTTTTCAGTGGAGTGTCATCAACACGGGGCCTAGTTTGGTACGTGTTTTGGCAGGTAATGCTCACACCCTTGTGGGTTCTGGTTCGATTGCTACAGGCACCTCCGGTCGCTTTTCCTCACGACGTACAGCGGCCAACACCTTTGTTACCTATCGTCTGAGCTAATCAACCATGGCAGTCAAAGCAAAAGCCGGCCTTTCTGGCACCATCCGCAAAGAGCCGGTGCCCAAAAACACCAGCATCGGCCAAGGCGCCCGCAGCCGTCCCAAGCGCCGCGGGCGTAAAAAGCTTCGTGGCCAAGGTCGCTAAGATTGCAGCATGGCTATCTCGCCCGGCACCTACAACATCAGCCTGCAGCGCCGGGCGGACTACAGCATCACGCTGCAGTTCAAAGACAGCACCGACGCACCCATCAACCTGACGGGCTGGACCGTCGCCGCCCAAGCTTGGAACCAAGCCCGCACCAGCAAATACGCCGACTTCACGGTCACCTACACCAACCGC